GTTCGCCTCATAGGCCGCCGAGAAGGCGTCGCCCGGCGTCGTCTCAAGCCGATCGGCAATCTGCGACGATGCGCGGGCCTGCGCCTCTTGCGTCTCCTGCGGGAATAGATCGAACATGGCTCAGTATCCGAAAACGGGGTCGATCGGGCGATTGTTCTTTCCAGCGATAAGGCTGGGCGACTGCGGCATCCCCGGCTGATAGTTGCGTTCATCGACGGGCGCCGGGAGCGTCACGCCCTGTTGCGGGTGCTGCATGGCGTCCTTGGTCTGCTGGCGCAGATCGAGCAGGAATGCGCCGCCGTCCGCGCCCTTTAGATAGGTGCGCGTCGTCGGGTCGTTGCCGCCCGAGAAGATGCGATATTGGCCGTCGCCGTGGCTTTCCAGCCGCCATTGCCCTGACGCGCCAAACTCATTGCGTTGCAGCATCTTCGCCGTGATCGCATTGCCCTCCTTGTCAGTCGCCCCGGCAAGATCAGCGTCGCTCAAACGATTGATCGCGTCGCGCACATAACCTTCATTCGCGCCATAGACCGGAGAGAGGATCGACGTGCCTTTAAAATTTACGACGCCGCCCGTCACCTTGTCGATGGCGTCCTTCCAGCGCTCGGCATTGAACTGGCCGGTTTCATCGCCGGATTTCGCCGCCTGCGCGACATAATAGGCCTTGGCGCTGTTCAGCGTGGAGGCGCGCAATCCTGGGTTGCCAAAATCCTGAATGGGGAACGACTTGGCGAAAGCCGGCGCCAATTCCTTGTCGGCCGGGATCAGTTTATCGGCCGCGCCCGATTTGATGAGCGCCTGCCCTTCCATGAGGTCTTGCGCAACCTGCGGGCTGTATTGCCCGACCTGCCCGGCCTTGGCGACAATCTGCCCCTCGACGCCGGTTTGCGCGATGGCCGAGAGCGTGGCCTGGCGCTGCGCCTCCGGGAGCGCGGAAAGAGCAGCCGAGGCATTGAGCTTCTGCTGTGTCGTCCCGGTTTCCATGACGCCCTTCCATTGGTCCGTCTCGCTGCTCGGGATCGCAGACAGGTTGCGCAGCCCCTCGCGCGCGCCGATCGCCGTCATCGCCTGCGACCGCTCAATCATCGCGGCGCCCAGGTCGTGGGGATCGTCAAAGTTCAGCGGGCGCGGCGGCTGCGCGATCCAGCCACGGTTCAGTGCCGCCTCGATCGGGTGATCGCGAAGCTGCGCCTGCCCGCGCTGATAGGCCGCCTGCGCCTCGTTGGCGATATTCTGCTGGTGGATCGAGCCGCCTTGCGCCTGCTGCATGACGGAATTGACGAACGCCTGCCCCTGCGTCGGCGGCATCCCCATAGCCACATCAGACTGGATTTTGCCCTGCACCATCGCCGTCAGCTTTTCGCGCTGTGTCGCCTGCGAAGTGTCGCCTTCCGTGAGCTGGATATAATTTGCGAGCGCGGTCGATGACGGCATAAAACCATTCTGCAACTGCTTCTCAAGCGCCGGCCCCATGATTTGCGCCGCCTGCGACTGGTTCTGCTGGTCGCGCGCCTGCTGGCCGATCCATGCCGAGGCGAGATAGGGGTTCTGCTTGACCTGCTCGGGCGTGTAGGGGACGCCGTTCGCAGATGGCGCCTGCGTGCCGGAATATTTCGCCGCCCATTTCTGGACGAAGGCGCTCGCCGGCGCGTTCGGGTCGCCCCCATTATTGGAAATCGCCTGCGCCGAGACAACCTGCCCCGCGGGCGCATTTGGGTTTTGCAGCAGCGCGAGTGCGCCGCCCGCGCCCTGCTGGTGCGCGAGATACAATTCAGCCTCAGTCGGCGCGCGGCCAAGGCCGCCTTTCAGCGCGGAATAGTTGTCTGCGGTAAGGCGCTGCATGGCGACTTCCTGCGCCTTCGGGTCCATAACATCCCCGCCGCCGCCATATTTCGCCCACGTCCCGAAGGTGAACTGATAGCGCCCCTTGGCGCTACTCGTGCTGGCGCCCGCCGCGTCATTGCCCGCGCTTTCGATCTGGCGGGTGCGCGCCATATAGCCGGGGAGCGCCGCGGAAAGATCGTTGACCTGCCCGGCGCCATGTCCCATCAGCATATCGGCCTGCTGCTGCGGCGAGAGGCCCGCCGTCGCAGTATGGAAGCCGTGGATCATCTTGAGCGCGGCGACTTCCTGCGCGCTGTGGCCGTCGCCGGATGCGACCGCCGCCTGCGCCGCCTGGTCCCACACCTTGCCCTCGATCGGCTTGCCAGTGCCGATCATGGTTTTCAGGTTGGCCATGCTCTGCTGGTTAGCGTCAACCGCCGCGACATTCTGCCCCTGCAAATACGAAAGCCGCGCCTCGCCCGCCGCCTTGATCTGCGCGCGCTGCGCCGGGCTGGCGTCGGGCATCGTCTCTGCAGCGTGCCACAGTTCCTCGCGCGCCTTAAGAACGCCGTCGCTCGCATAGGTCCGGTCCATGTGGCCGACAACCGCCGCGCCTTGCAGCGCCGCCGTCGCGTCCTTGCGCGAGTTCTCGACAACCTGCTCTGGCATGCCCCAGCGCGGGTTCTCCTTGGCCGTATCGAAATAGCCATTGAGCTTGGCCATGCCCTGCTTATAGGCTTCGGTCCCGGTCGCGCCCTGCTGTGCGAGTTGGAGCAGATCGTTCTTCTGGCTCTCAATCTGCGCCAGCACATTGGCCTTGGCGTCGGCATCGTCAGATGAAGCCTTGGCGTTTACCAACCCGTTATAGTGTTGAGCCGCCATGGTAGTGGCGTTGTCCACCATCTGGACGCCGAGCGGCGACGAGCCATATTGCCCTTTGAGGGTCGTGATAAAGCCGTTCGCCGCGTTCTGGAAGCCCCGCGGATCGCCGTCGAACTTCTGGCGCATGGTGTTGAGCGCCATCGTCGTGGCAGCCTGCCCCTGCGCCTGCGTCCCGGCGACGGCGGCATGTTCATAGATCGCGCCCGCCTGCGCGTTGAAGATGAAGGACTGGTGCGGGTGCACGGCGACGATGCCGCCGCTGGCGTCGCGCGTCACGACGGGGTTCATCGCGTCCTCGCGGCCCTGCTGTTCAGCCGACACATTCGCGAGCTGCTGCACGCCCTGCCCGAGCGCGGCCACGCCATTGGCTAAGTCCTGTCCCTTGGCCGCGATCTGCGCGCCGGAAATGCGCGGCGTCGGGGCCTGGATCAGCGGGTCGCCGGGATCGGGAATTTGCAGCTCAACCATTCATCACCTGTCAGGAACCGAAACCGCCCGATTTGAACGCGCCGGAAAGGCCACTCATCGCACCGCCCGCCGCGCCGAGGAGGCCGCCGAGCAGGTCGCTCTGCGCCGCCTTGGTATAGAACTGCGACGCCTTCTGGTCCTCTCCGACCTGCGCCATGATGTTCTTGACCTTCTGCTGGCGCACGTCATCCGAACGCTGCTCGAAATTGTTCGCCACAGCCGCGCCGGATGGCGAGTTGGTCGCCGTATTGGTCGAGGCGCGCACGGCCGAGATATTGGCCAGCGTCGCCGCCAGCCCGCGCCGCATCGCCGTATCGGTCTGCGTCGCCTGGATCATCCCATATTGGGATTGGTCCTGCATCCTCTGCGCCTCATGGGCGTCGCCCTGGGCCTTGGCGTTGGCGCCCATGATGGAGCCGACCATCGACAGGCCGGTGGCGGCAAGGCCAAGGACGGGAGCGAAAGCCATTAGGGCGTGACCTCGATCGTGACTTCGACAATCTGGCAAGGGCCAGGGCGGGGCTTGACGAGAGATATGCGCGGTTCGTAATCGCGCAGCAACGGCCTGATGTGCTGGACGCGATCGCGCTGCGGCGGCGCAACCGTCGTATCGTCGCCAAAGTCATAGGCCGGGAAGGTCTTGTTGCGCACGGCAATGTCGGTCGAGCCGGTATAGGCCACGGTGAAGCGGGTAATCCGCCGGCGCCTCTGGCGCTGGCCCATCGACTGGCCATCCGCCGCGTCAGGCGTGAATGGCTCAAATTCAGACGCTGGATATGCCACGCCGATCTTGAGCGTCGGGCTGGTCAAGTCCTCGCCGGGGTACGGGATGATATTGCCATTGGCGTCAACGGCGCGCTCGCCGCGGTCATAGGCGCCATCCATCAGCGTCACCGACGCCCCGGCCGCCCACCACGCCGGGCCTTTCCCCGCGATGACGAGGTTCCCAGGAAATACGCTCAGGAGAACAGACATATCGCAATAGGCGCCAGGGTTTTCGACCTCGCAGATCAGGCCATAGGGCGTCGCGGAGACGTAATAGATCGTCGCGGAGTTGGATGAGAGCCAGGTCGAAGAGAATGCGCCAAGCCACGGCATCCAGCCGACGATAACGCGGTCTTGTTTCTTCGTGAGCGTCCCGACCAGAACCGAACCGTCGGCGTTCAGGACATAGACATATTTTTCGGGGAATGCGCCGGCGCCAATCGTCAGGCCAAGGCAAACCGGATCGTTGAACAGCGAGGCGTAAAACCCGCTGGCATCGATGCCGATATAGGGCGTCGTGTAGCCGCCGGTGCGGATCAGCGCGGAGACGGAATTGGAGCCGATGCCCATGTAAAGGATGCAGTCGGAAGTCTGGACCGGCTTGATATCGGAGCAGCCGTCGCTTGTGATTTCGCGGAACTCGACCGATCCGGGCTTGAGCGGGTTGGCCGCTGAAACGGGAACGTAGAAAATCCCGCTGTCCGTGAAGACAAATTCGTCGCCCCAACCCACGACATGGCGCACGCGCGGACGGGCACGACCGGACGGCGCCAGAAATTCGAGGATCGCGGAGCTGGCGTCGGCGCCCGCCGTCGGGTCGCTCGACGCGGCCGTGGCGTCAACCCAAAAGAAATTCGGCCCGTACAGCGATCCCCAAAGCACGGCTTCCGGCATCTGCGGAAAATCGTAGAAGATGATGCGCCCGTTATCATAGGCGCAGCCCTGCGGCCAGCCATTGATATAGGACATGAACTCCTCAGCCCATTGCACAGTCGGTAGCGGTCCACCGGTCTGGACCGGGTTTTGCGCGACGGGCGACTGCGCCGTGGGCGAGACGAGCGTATCGCCGGCCGCGCCAATGACGATGTTCGTCGTGCCGGCATAGGGGCCGCCGGTTAGCGGATCGCCAAAGACCAGGAACGGGTCAAACGAAACCACGTTCATAATCACGCCGTCAATGTAATAGCCGGTGATCGAGGATGGCCCAGGGCCGACGATCGTCCCGGCGTCCGTGATCGACGAAATCTCCATCTTGAGTTTCGAGACGGTCGTTTCTGCAATCTGCCCGACTTTGAAACCGGCCTTGCTCCGCACCGTGACGCGGATATAGCTTGGCAGCACATTGGCGACGGTCGCCGTCGCATGGGTCGGATCGGTATAGCCGGTGATCTGCACCTGCTGGCCGAGGATCGAAAGCCGCGCGCCGACCATTGCCGGCGTGAAATAGTTCACGCTGCAAACCAGCGTCACGGTCCCGCTGATGGCGGAATAGGACATGGTGGCGCCAGGAACCGAAAGCCGGAAGAATGGCTCCATCAGATAGTTGTTTGCGCCGACGGTGAAGGCGAAAGCGTTCGCGCTCCAAGCGTGCGTCGTCCGGTCCCATGTCAGGATTTGCGGCTGCATCCCAGGAAAGCAGATGACGATTTCAAACTGCGCCTGGCACCAAACGATCTGCGCATAGGTCGCGCCGGTCCAGAGATAGCTTCCGCTCGTATTGGTGAAAACGACGTTGCCGTAAATGTCCGTGATGATGATCTGGCCCGCCGGGAAGGCGATCATATATTCGTAGCCAGGCGCCATGCGGACATATTCGGCGCGCTTGGAGGATGGCTGAAAGAGCGCGTCACGACCCGGCCGCTGCTTCATCGAGCCGGCCGCCGTCGGGCGCCAGTTCAGCATCTTGCGGCCGGCGCTTTTCAGATCATCGGCGTCGTCGCGGCGGCGGGCCGCGGCGTCGATCTGGCCGCCGTTGAAATCGCGCTGGGCGTGGACGAGTTTGTTGCTCACCAGTTATTCCAATTGCGATAGCGGCGGACTTCAAGCATCCGCGACCGGAACGGAACGCGGCGCGGCTCCTGCTGGCTGTCGCGCGAGCGGGCCTCTTTCAATTCGTCCTTGGCCATGCCCTTGACGCCGGCGGCGAGCGTCGCATCCTCATTGAGCGACAGAGCCAGCATCGCGGCGACTTCATTGGTCAGCGTCTCCATGAAGCCGACCGAAACTGTCGTCGGCTGCGTCGTCGGAACATAGAGCGCGGTCACGCCCTGCGACTGCGGCGTGCAATGGACCTGGCCGCCGATCAGTTTGTAATCGAAAGCCGGAGGGCGCGTTTGCAGCGCGGGGTTGCCGGGCAGGTTGCCGGGGATGATGAGCGAGGCATAATAATTGTCCCACACGTCGATCAGTTGCAGGCAGTCCGCCGGCATCGCGAAGATGGTCTGATAGCCAGGGAACGCGCTCGATCCGACGGAAGTTAGCGCCAGCATCTTCGTCTGGAATTTCCAGTTGTGGCGGTTCAGGACAACCGGCAAGAGCCGATCATAGGCGCTCGAACCAGCGAGCCATTCATCCGAGCCGTCCTGAAACGTGACGGGCGCGTTGCCCGTCTGGACCAGGGCGTTATTGATGATGGTCAGCTTGTCGATCGTGACGGTGACGTTTTCCACGGCGCGCTCCTGTCATGCGGAAAGTGCCGCCCTTGAAGGCCGCCTTCAACGCACACGAAAAGACCGCCGTGAGAATTACCCCGCGGCGGTCCTCTTGCCTTCCCCTGTGACGGGCAGGATCAGGAAGCGGCGTCGTCGCCCTTCTTGCCTTTCGCGGGGGCGCGATCCTTGGGCACCTCCACGACGGCGGCGCTGGCCAGTTCCGCGAGCTTGGCGGCCGAGGCTTCCGCTTCGGCGTCGGTCCACGGTTCCTTGCGCCATTCGAGCGGGTGGAAGCCGATAGCGGCGTTGGCGTCGATCACGAACATATCGGCGGCGCCATAGAGGTAGTGGTAGATCGTGGTGCGGTCCATATCGGCCCCTTAGTCGGCGGTGTCGTAGACGATCCACGACGAGAAGGTGATGCTCGGGCCGGTGCCGCCAACCTTGAGATAAAGCTGGAGATACTGGAACACGAAGCCGCCCATCTGATTGCAGAACGGGATCACATGGCGCGTCGCGGCCGAGCCGGTAATCGGCATGGTCGGAGACACCGAGGAAATGCTCGCGATGATGCGCAGCGCCGAGGTCGCGGCGAAATCGTGGATCGCCAGGAGTTCGACGTTGCCGTTCGTGAAGGCCGCGTCATTCGAGCCGCAGAGCGCGAACTGATAATATTCATCGCTCGTCGCCATATTGGCGGCGGAAACATCGATCACCCAAAAGCCGATGAAGCGGCCCGAAAGGATCGGAACCTGGGTGTTGACGTTGCCGGAAATAAAGCCGCTTCCGGTGACAGTCTGCGCCTTGGAAAAGGCGGTCGAGCTGTCATAAGGCATTGCCCAGGTTGGAAGGACCGAGGGGAGGGTAGGGTTCGTGAGCGCCATATCAGGCTCCTGATTTCATGCCGTTGAAGGTCCGGGCCAGCACCGCCAGCCCGGAGCGGATTGCATCAGACGGTGATCGTGGCCGCCGTGATCGAGGACAGGCGGGCGGCCGCCTTCGGGTGTTCCTTGGCGATGCCCCAATCCCATTTGATGTGGGTCGAGTAGAACGGGGCGCCGACCATCATGCCCTCATCGAGGACCGAAAGCGGGGTCTGCTCGATCGCGTAAATGCCGCCATCACGCAGCGACACGCAGTAGATCGAGGAAGTCTGCGCGGCGCCGCCGCCGGAGCCGACTTCGGTGAAGGGCAGCATGTCGGGCGTATCGTCCGGCTCGTATCCGAACAGGATCGGGAGGCCCTTGTACTTCATGATGCGCCGGCCGAAATCGTCTTCCGCGAACGCGATGGTCTGGTTGACCAGCGAATTGTTGCGGGCGGCGGCTTCGACATAGGGCATCAGGCCGCGCGGGAAAATCCAGTGCGTGGGCTTGTTGACCATCCAGTAAAGGATATCGAGGTTCGCCAACGACAGCGCGCCGCCGCCGGAGGCCGCCGAGTTCGCCAGGAAGTTGGAGTTCGTGGTCGAGCAGCGCGATTGCAGGCCGGTGGGCTGCGCGACGTTCGACGTGTTGTCGCCCTTGATGAAGGTCGAGGTGAACATCTGCGAAAGCGCGATGGTCTTGAGCTTTTCCTGGCGCGCGCGATGCTCCATGCCGAGGCGGTCGCAGATGGCGCGATCGGCCTGAACATATTCGTCGATGAAGAAGGTATCTTCTTCACGCAGCGAGAAGGAGCCGGTGGCGGAGTTGCCGGCGGCGTTCAGGTTGCGGAAGCCGACGCTCGGCAGGCCCGAGATATCCATGAAGGCGCGCTTGCCGTTGGTGGCCGGCAGGAATGGAACCGCCCGCATCACATCGGACTCGGCAATCATGTTCTCGACAAAAACGCGCGTGGGAGCGCCCTGGTCAAAGGTCTGCGCATATTCGGCAAGCGTGATCGGGCTTGCGACTTGGACGGTGACGGCCATTTGATTTCCTTTCTATAACCCTATGTTTCAACCGCCCGTCAGCGGCCAGAAGTCCGCGCCTGCGGCGGGACATTGGCGTATTGCCAGGCCCGCTTTTGCTCGAAAGTCATCTTGTCCCAGTTGCCCGGGACGCCACCGTTGCCGGGGCCGCCGGGGCCGCCGCGCGCGAGCGCGTCCACGCCCTGCGAAGTGAGCGCCGACTGGATTTTCTCGATCAGTTCAAGGCCCGATTTCGAGGCCCCCATGTTTTGGAAATGCTTGACGACATCGGCATCGTCAGAAAGCGTCTTGGAGAAGCGCAGCGCGTTATCGATGCGCTCCTGCCCGTTGTCGCCAAGAGACTGCACATATTGGCGGAGACCGGCCTCCACCTGCTGCGCCTGCGCCTGCTTGGTGGCAAGGTCAGCGGCGAGCAGTTTGGAGAAGGCTTCCTGCGTCCAGCCTTCCTTGAGCGCCATTTCGCGCAGCGGGGCGAGCAGCGGGTTTTTCTCATCGAAGCCGAAACCATCCGGCAGCGTGGCGCCATCTGGAAGCTTCAACTCGTAGCCGGCGGCTTCCTTGGGGACCGCGGCGGCGCGCTCATCGGCGGCGCGGCGCATGTCCGCCAGTTCGGTCAGGCGCGCATTGATATCATCGAATTTGACGGAGCCTTTTTCGGCGTCCCAATATTCCTCGCTCAGCCCTTCCGGGCGCGACGGCGCCGCCGGCGGCGAAGCAGGAGGAGCAGCAGCAGCGGCATCAGCGGTCGGGTTCGGGTTCGACCCGACGCTGGATAGACCGGCGGGGGAGGGAGACGCCGGTTCGGCCGGCGGGGCTGGGGTCGTTAGGTCCGTCACTGAAAATCGCCTCTTTATCGAGCAAGCTCAACAGTTCGCGGGCGAGGATGCGGCGGCCCTCATGGCCCAGCAACGCACTCGGATCATGCGGCTGCGGGCAGAGCGCGGAGAGTTGGTCGATCAGAAGCTGGCGCGCATTGCGACCGGCCGGCGATGCGCCGATGATTGCCCATGCGTTCTCGATTTCCTTGCGGGTAAGGGCGGCCATTACATGCGGCTCCGGGCGCTAAGCGGCGTGACGGCCGGCATCTTCGGGGCGGGCAGCGCCGCCGCCGGCGGCGCGCTCCCGGCGGCGGGGTTCGGCGCGGCCGGGTTGCCGGCCATCGCGGCGTCCGGCGCGCCGGGCTGGGCGCCGCCCGTCAGTTGCCCGAGCATCTGCACGGCGTTCTGGATATCCTCCGCCTTGCGCATGACGATGATCTTGTCGGCGCCAAGCTTCTTGACGATGTTGACGAAGGTTTCCTTGCCATCCACGGTCGCCTTGAATTCTTCCGGGAAGGCCTGGCCGCCAAGTTCGATCGCGCGGGAGGCCTGCGCCACTTCCTGCTGCTCAGCAGCGCGCATCGCCGGGTTGTAGGGAACGAGCGCGATGTTCTTGCCATCGACCTTGACCGGCTCGATATGCCCGGCCTTGGTCAGCAGATAGACGAACCGCTGGAAAATTCCTACGCACCATTCCTCCCAAAACGGGAGGCCGGGCGTGCCGATGCGGCGCTGCGCCATCGTCATCTGGTCAAGCCATTGCGTGGCGCTGGGCGGCGTGTCGCCGCGCTGCTCTGGCCAGTCGAGGAAATGCAGGCGCTTCACGCGCTGTTCGACTTCCTGGGCCGCGTAAATGCCCACAGTCGCCGGCGGCGGCTCATAAATATTCTTGATCGCGTTCTCGGAGCCAGGGCGGATCGGATAAGCCATACCCGCCTCAATGCCATCCTCGAAATTAACCATCGAGTCATCGGGGATTGTGACCGGAGGACGAAGCGCAAGATCGCAGTTCTGAATGCGCGCCGCAGAGAGTTCGTCCAGGTGGCGAAGATCGGGCAGCGACTGGATGAGTGGCCCATTACCGAAGGCCCATTCCTTCATGGGGTTGAACCGCGCGACGATGAGAGGGACGGCGCCTTGCCCCTTGATCTTCGCCTGCGAAACCAGCACGTCATCGACCAGCACGACATATTGCCACGTCTCGGTCGTCTCCTCGTCCCAACAGCGCCAGAAGCCGCGCACGAGGCACGTCTTTTCCTTGGCGTTGTCCTTGACGTATTTTTCCATGTCGGCCGGGAGCTTGATCTTCGGGATCAGCGATTTCAGCTTCCGGTTCGTCGTGTGCTGGACGAAGAAGCGATCATCGATCTTGCCATCAGGGCCGGTCCCGATTTCCAGCTCATGCAGCGGGATCGCCTGACAGCGATTGCCCTGCCATGCGAGCGGAGCGTCGATCCACATGGCGACCGTGCCGACTGCGATATCGGGGATGAAGCTGGTCGCGCATTCAGAATAGAAATTGCTCGCGCTGATCGCGTCGAAAATCTGTTCGTCCTGCTGCGCAACCTTGTCGCTGATCTGCGCGCGAACGGCGTCAGGAACGCCAAAACCCGCCTTGCGCTGCGCCCAATGCTCCGCCTCCGGAATGAAGGTGTTCACGATCACGGTCGCGAAGTCGCTCGCCATTTCGCAGGCGAAGGAAATATTGCTCTCGCCCTGATTGCGCGGCTTGGCGCCGACAGCCTGGCGCGAGCTGATATGGCGGGAGCGATGCGGCGCGGCGAAAAAGTACGCCTCGCGCATGTCGAGTTCCCACTCCGCCTTGTGGCGGCGGCAATCCTCAAGGCGCCAAAGGGCTTCTTCCTCAAGCTTATCGTCGATGCCCTTGAATTGCTTGTTGCGCGTGGTGCTCATTTGCCGCCCCCGAATATCGAGGCGAGCGACGGCATGGCGCCGAGCGAGAGGCCGCCGACCGTGGGCGAGCCGCCAACAAGAGGCGGGATCGAGACGCTCTGCCCCTGCGCGGCAGGCGAGCCAAACATTTTCAGGAGATTGGCGGTATCGACGCCCGTGTTCTGCTGCGTCTGCTGGATGAGCTTCTGACCGGCATTATTCTGCTCGATCGCCAGTTCCCAATTTTGGTGAGGCTTTGGCGCGTTCATCGTGGATCACTTTGGCTCCTGCTCGCAAGCAGTCTCGCCAAAGGCCGTCAGGCAGCAACGCACCACTCCGCAGGCCCAGCAAATGCTTGATCGCCGGTACACACCAAAACCCCGCGCGCATCCAGAGCGCAGGCTGATCTTCCGACCGGTCGAGGCGCAGGATCGCTGCCGTATCGGCCCATGCGGAAAGCTCGCGCTCGCCTGCCGCGCCCGCCGGGAACAAGAACACCCGCGTCCCCCAAAGCCCTACCTCGTACAGCACCCATGTCCGCGCGGCCTCAGACCAGCCGAAGGCGTTCACATGCTTGAACCGGCCCGGCACCATCCTGTCGAGCCACTTGTTCGCGCAGGATGGATAGAAGGCCACGAACCATTGCGTGACCTCGCCCGGCGACAGCTTCACGATCACGAAACGCGCCTCAGAGATTTCGCCTTAGGCGCGACATTCAGCCGCTTCATCGAGCCGAGCGGGGCGCGCCCCGTCGCCCGGCGCCCTTCGCCCAAGCCAAGGAAGGCATATTGCGCGCAGTCGGCCACGTCGGAGAACTTGTCCTTGACGGGATCAGGGTCGCCATTTGCGCCCTTGCGGACATGATAGCGCCCGCACATCGCGGCCTTGAACGTCGGACAGCCCGACGGCGACACATTCACCCGCGGCAGGCCGTTGTGCATTTCGTTCAGCGCGCTTTCGACCGCGGCAAGGCGGGTCTGGATATTGTTGTTCGCCAGCCCAGGCGCTGGCAGGACCGTGATGCCGTGCGTGGCGAAAATCTCGTAGGCCGTGCGCTCATCGCCCTGCCCCTTGTCCTGCCCCTTCGGGTCGCCATAGATACGATATTCAAAGCCGGGATATTTCTCCGCGAGGAACCGCTTGAAGATCGGCGCGAAGGTCGCCGCGCCCATGCCGTAGCCGCGAACCTCGTACTGGATGAAAATCCGGTTGTTGATATGCTGCATGAACAGCGCGCAGGGCCGGCGCCCAAAGTCCATGCCGATAATGACTTCATGCCCCTCGACGGGGAGCAGCGGCGCGGCGGCGATATGCGTGTCCTGATTGAACGATCCCCAAACCGGTTCGCCGTCCACGACGAACACGATCTGGTTGCGCAGGCGCGAGTCGATCCACGACTTCTTTTTGCCGCGCGACTTTTCCTCGTAATAGCCAGGCTTGAGCCAACGCTGGTTCTCGCAGGCCGGGTTCATCTTGTAGCCGACAACCTGGCGCCCATCCGGAGAACGGATTTCGAGCAGCGCCGGCGGCTGGATGAAATAGGACCAGTTCGTCGGCAACCGGAGCAGGCCCAATTCTTCCTCTGTCAGGTCATCCGCCGGCGGGGCCTCGCCCGTCATCTGCGGCAACCAATGATCCTCGTTCGGCGCGTTCAAATCCGCGATCACGCCATCCCAATTCGAGCCGCCTTCCTTCATCGACGGATAGCGGCCGGTGCGGCTTTCCGCTTCGTCAAAGATCGCCTTGTTCGTCCACTCCAATTCGTTGAACCACACGCCGGTCAATTCCAGCGAGCGCAGCTTGGAAATATCGTCGGCGCTGTCGAGCGCGAGAAAATAAACGTCGAGTTCGATATCCCCGATCCGCACCATGTGGCACATCGGGCGCGTGCGAACGAGCGTCCCGTACTGCGCTTCCGGGAACCAATCTAGCCAAGTCTTTAGTGTAGTATTCGTAAGATCAGGGTAAGTATTACGAACGATTGCCCAGCGCGATCGGCGCTTTCCGTCGAGTGGGCTTGGCTTCTGCTCCATCGCCAGCATGTAAATCTTCATACATGATGCGGAAGAAGTGCCTGAGCCAATAGGTCCGCGGATGATCGACACATGCGCCCGATCCTTGAGATACTGCCGCAGCACTTCGCCATCCGGCGAATAGACGCGCTTCCCGTCGATGGTTTCAAGTCCGGTCGTGGCGGGCGCTGCTGTCATTCTGGCATCCCCTGGCGCATAGCCATCTCGAATAGGTCTTCGATCGTTTTCCAATGCAGCCCATGCGCATGCGTGCCTTCAAGCAGCATGCGCGTGAACTCGGCCGGTGAGAGTTTTGGTTGCACAGGAGGCTCGTCTCCCGGCGTCACGCCAAGCAGGGACGCGGCGGCCGATGTTTGAATGCGCGTCATTCGGGGCGCCCCTTCTCATCGTCATAGAGGCCGAAAAAGACCGCCGCCATCACTGCGGCCATAAGCGTCCAGTCGAGCCAACCGTGGTTGTAATAGACGGACATCCCGCAAAAAAATGGGAAGAACGTTCTTGCGATTCTATCCATCACTCTCCCCCGTCCTCGCATTTTGCAGCCATAGCGCGGCAGAAAGACACACACAGCGCCAGCGCGGCGAAGTGCTTGCCACGGCCATCAATCGACGTGGAAAAGCCTTCATCATATTCGTGCCGGGCGGAAATCTCCGGCAGGCCCTTCGCGAGCGGGTCGTTATAATCCGGCGCCAAGGTCGCGTGGGTTTTCAGCCGCACCTGGTTCATGTCGCCCACGTCGCCATCTCCGGTCAGGTGGCAGGAGCCGCAGGACCACCACCAGCCGGGCAAAGCAGCCTCGATCAGGTCAGCTATCCCATCGAGCGAGTCCGTAAATCCTCCGCGTCGGATAACCCATGTTTCCGGGTCGTAGTTCACCGGCGCGCGCGGATAGACGGCGCGCGCCAAAGCGATGTCCAGATCGTAATCTGGGCCGCCTGCCTGTTCGAGCCGATCCGCGAGCTCAAGCCATTCGGATGATGTCGCCATTACTCTCCCCCTTTCTCGATGCGATCGGCCTCGGCGCGGAGGGCGGCCACGCACCTGTTCAATTCGCGAACGAAACCGTCGTCGCTATGATTGATCCAAAGTTGTTCGGCTTCTTGCAGCCCCTCAACACGGCCAGCGGTGCGGGCGGCGGCGAGGGCTTTGCTGCCTTCCCACGCCGACAGCAATTCGAGCAGACGGGCGTTAGCCGCGCCGTTGCTCATCTGCTTCCACGGGCGGTTTTCCAATACCGCCACAGCTTCACACCAACCTAAGCCGCCACGTTCAGCCAGCCGTCTAAGACTTTGGCCATGGTTCGCCTGCGCTTGGTTTTCGTGCGGTGTCATCATCGCCCATGGCAAAGCAATGACAACGGCATAGCCGCCGGACTTGCTGACCTCGACAGACTTCCTTCCAATCTCATAGGTGGACAGGATCGGGAACATCGCCTCGCTCATTTCATCCCCCCTTCGTGGGAGGGGCAGCCGCGATCATGACGCGATAGCTATTTTCCAGGCTTCGACCCTGCGCTTGATCCTGTCGCCAAGCGTCAATCATTTCGCGCGTTGCGTTTTCTGGAACCAGCCTCCACCCATCCCCGGCAGGCGCAGGAGGGGCGGCGGGGAAGTCCACGGCGTAGGCGATGCGAAGAGCATTCAACACAACCCTTACGCGGGGATGTGAGGCATCGTAGTTGTCCCCCGGTTCGATAGAGCAGCAGTCTCGAAGCACCTCGCGCACCGCCTTATCGCTCGGCTCGCGTGGCGCTTCCAGCGCGGCGAGAGCGGCGGCGTTGAGCATATCAGCGACCAATCTCTTGGCTGCTTCTGGGGCCACCCTGTATCCGCCGTCATAGTCCATCAAGACTTTAGCCGCCGCCTCGATCTGCTTCTCATTTGCCATGTTCGGTCTTCCTATAAAATAAAGCACGGGCTAGGATCATAAGAAAAATGATCACTAGAAACAGGAACGTGGTGTAGGCAAAAGCTGCGGAAGCTATCTCGTCAACTACAGCTTTTTGAGCATACATTGTTGTAATGGCGTCATTTGCCATCGGTCTTCTCCAAGGCGGTATCGAGCGCATCAACAGCGTCCGTGAATGAATTGCGGGGCGCGTTCGTGTTGCACATTTCGTGGAGAGCAAGCTTCGCCGCCTCCCGCAGCGTCGCAACATCGGCCAAGGCGGCGTTCAGCGCGTCTCTCATTTGCTGCGCGCCCTCGTGCAATTTCAGATCGCCACCATCGGGCGGAACAAGCATGTAGTCGCCGATGACGCGGGCGGTAGCATCGTTCTCCGCCTGCGCCTCTCCCAGCTCCCGCCCGATCCGCGCGAGGTCTGCGGCGCAGTCGCGCTGGGCGGCGAGAGCGGCGTCGCGTTCGTCGCGCATCGTAAGAATGTCTGTGGTCAATCCAGCATTCGACGCTATGAACACGTCCCGTTCCGCAATCGCGGCGTCGCGCTGACGGGCAACGTCCTCGGTAGTGCTCCACTCATTCTCAAGCAACGCTCGCGCCTCGTCCCGTTCCGCCTCTGCCTTTTCGGCGCGGGCGATGACGGAAACACATTTCGCGCCGATCTCAACAACCGCTTGTTTCCAGGACCGCGCATCAGCCAAGTCTTCGCGCGCTTCGTCCCGTTCCTTCCCAAGCCGCTCTATCTCGGCAATGAGGCGGGGGAGGGCTTCACGGGCGGCGTCAGCAAGGGCCAAGCGCGCTAGTGCGAGCCGCCGCCCGCTCAATTCATGGTCGCTCGGCTTCGGCGTTGCCGCCTCGCACGTCGCCAGCAGGCCCGCGAGGTATTCAGGGGGGATGGGGGCGGTCATGGGGTGGCCTTCCTCCAATGGGTTGGGCCGAAACGAGTCGAGTTCCAAGTCACCGATCCATCCGGCGAAACCCACATTCCGACTATTCCTGGGAAAAGCCCGTTGCGCTGAGTGTGGCTCCATTGCATCGGCCAGATTTCTTGCGGTTCGCCGCCATCCATCCACGTCAATTCAATGACCGTCCCGTCTTTTGGAGCCGTGTCGATTGGTTGCCACTCGTTCATCATCACTTCCTCTCGCGCCGTCTGCGGGCGTCATTTGCAAGCTGGGCCTCCCGAACATCCGGATCATGATGGCGCCGGCTGGCGGTCATCACTCGTCCTCCGCATCGAGCGCGTACACGTCGATCGCCTGGGCAAGCATATCGCTCAGCCATTCGGGACAGTCGCAGATTTCCTTGACCATCCCGCACTTCCCGCCCGGCGCACTCTTGAACGGCCGTACGCTGACAATCTCCCGCTCACCGCCCTCCTCGGGATAGCAGTCTTCCGGCGGGCCGTATAAGCGCGCGGGGATGATCGGCGTTTGGGTGAAGGTGACTTCGACTTCCAGTTCGGCCGCCTCGTCGCCGTGGCTGAGCGTGACGACGCAATAGTCTTGGTAGGTGCGCTCGGTCATGGCTTGGCCTCCGCGAGAGCGAGGGCGGCGCGGGCTATTTCAATCGGGGAAAACCCAACCCGCCATTCGGCTGAATAGACGAACCCTTCGGAAAGCTGTTCCTCGCGCCAGTTCTCACGGTCCACGAACCATTTCAGCGCCTCGACCAGCGCGTCATGGGCGTTTACTGCGCGGACGATGAAGGCTTCATTTTCCACCCATGAGGGAAGTTTGCCGGATTTGGTTTCGGCATGGGCGATCATCGGGCCGCCACCATGCGGGTAAATCCCGCCTACGGGGCCTCTGCTCCACGGCGTCGGCGTATGTTTCGCTTGCTCACTCATGGCCGCACCATCGACACAAGCGCCGCCACCGCATCATAGGAAAGCCCCAGCGCATAGATCAGCAGCGCCCATGCCGCAACCGCCAGGATCACGACCGCGCCAACTCGCGCCCCGACTGGCGCACGCTCCGGGGGCCTCATTGCTTCACCGCGGACTTCGCCGTGTCCATGATCGCGTCGGCCTGGTCGCAGACGCCCATCGCCCGATCAAAAGCCTCGCGATAGATCGGCTCGATATCGCCAGACTTCATGCCATAGGCGCGGAAGCTTATGCCGGCATGAACCATCATCTCGCGGTATGCGTGCAGCACCCGGAGCGAACCAGCGCCGGCCTCCATCGACTCGCACGCATCGCCAAGCTCGATCATCATGCCGATGAAGATTTTGGCCAGCGTCTTGCCGTCCGCTTTCGGATCGGCCGTCATGTCGAAATTGCCCTCGCGCTCGACAACCCCGCACTTCACTCCATCAACCATCCCGTCACCCCGTCAGCGCAACAACCGCGCCACACATTTGTAACACACTAATGTGTAATCGCAACAAGAAAAAACCCGGCGAGCGATTAAGCTGGCCGGGTGGAGTTGGGATGAAACGCCCATGGCAGGCGAGATATGATGATGGCGTTGGGCGTGTGTGAAGTCAATAGTTTTGTGTGTGGATGAGTATCAACCAGCCTTACCAGCCCGATCGGCCGCCTGCTGCAAAAGCCACCGCCGGAACTCGGCCATCTCGGACTTGTTCACGATCGTTTTCTTACCGCGCTCGACTGGGACGCCGAGCTGCCGCATCACGGCGATCCAGTTGGAAAGTTGCGCGAGGTCGCTGAGGTCGTACTTGATGATGACCGCACGGTTCGTCTCCCCAACCTCGATATCAGTCAGCACGTCCTCGATCTTCGCGATCTGCTCGGGGGTTAGTTTCATGTTGGGGCGGCTCGCATTGGAGAGAATAAAAAAAAGATAACACACTAATGCGTGAAGTGACACATAAAGTTGTTGAGTGAGTAATCAATGAATGAATTTCAGGATGATAAAAAAAATTGGGAATCGCGTGGGGGAAGCGATGAACCAATCGGCCAATCAAAGAATGGGTGAAAAGAAAAATCGCGTGAGGGAAGGTGGAGCCCACCTCGCGCGACCCGGTTTTTGGGGGCCGGCCCTCCTCCGCGAGCCTGGGGAGATCGGCCCCCATGGGGGTCACGGTCGCTCGATCTGGCCCAAGATCGGTCACGTTCCCGGCGTGCCGTCGGAACACATGTGTGATAAATCAATGGCTTACGTATGGTTGAGCGTTAAGAGCGGCTTAATGTGATGCGCTCGTGTGCGCTTGTGCAATCTGGTAGGGCGTTCTGCTTGCGAATAAGCCAGCGCCTCGGCCTCGCGTGTGCGCAGAGCATGACGACTGAGGCTCTATCCCTTCAATCGTCCTGCCCTTCATCCATGGATCAATCGGCTGATTGGCTGCCTACTCGCTAGCCTGCTCGATCACTGCCGCTGCTTCGTCTATCCTCGGCGCTGGATCATCCAACCGGATCACATACCCTGGCGACACCTGATTAACCGTCTGCTGGTTGATCTGGACATTGACGGTCGAGCCGCCCTCGGCCTTGCCCTCTATGGATGCGATGGCCTTGAGACGCACGGTCTTGGTTGCGGCTGAGCCATCGCCCTCGTCGTCCCGTATCTCAATTGCGGTTCGCAGATTGCGGGGCTTCTCAGCGTTCCGCAGGGCGATCAACTCCTTATTGAACTCGCCCTGAAACAGCGCAGTGGCGGAGACTTCCCTTGCCCTGCGAACTCGAACGCCGACCAGGCGGGCCGCTTGATTGAGCGTAAGCGGGAAGCCCGCCGCGATCTGTACGCCTTCAATCGACGTAGGCTTGTCCTGCCCATGCACCATCAATTCTATGATGGCCTTGAAGTCGTCATTCAGCTCTTTGATCTGATCGGCTGGCACACGCCGGCCCGGCAGGTGAGCCGGGGACCGCAGAGGCTTGGCGATCGCTCCGCCGCTTCCGGTTGTCGCGTCTACGCTCTCCGGCGAGAACTCTGACTTCATGTTTGATTGTCCCTGTCCGGTCGCTAGTCGCTCCCTACCAGGAAAGAACGGGCGCGATGCGTGTTGTGGGCGACGCGGGAAATCTGCCATTGATTTGCGGCCGATGCGACGCACCCGCCATTCCTCGCACGTAGGCGCTATATTTGCCTTTGTTTATCAATGGCTTGCGTTTTGTCTGATTTGGTCGCCTGATTTGGTGCGTCGCCGGCGAGGGGCTTGACAAGCCATAGTGGGGGCAACTGTTGTTGCAACCAAGGTCGCCTAATGTCCGACGATCGAGACGCCGTGCTGCGCCTGTTGCGCGATGGCAAATGCACCATGTCCGAGGCGGCCGACCTGATCGGTGTGAACCGCGCGACCGTTCTGAAATGGGCGCGAGCTGGCGGCATTGATCCGCAGGCGACACGCCAAGCGCTGCTTCTCAAGCTGATCGACCGATCGCGCTACGCCGTCACCCTCTGGCCCAGCGCCGATCGCCTGCGCTTGCGATACGGCGAGCGCCCGACACACAAACAACGCCTCGCACACAAATCAAGCCGATCCATTCCCCGCTAAAACTATGCGTCTCGCCCATAGTTTACGCGTAACACATTGTTTTCCATCACACTTTTATCTACGCGTTTTTGTGTTGACAGGTTAACTCGTTTAACGCATATTGTTGTTAGTTCAACACGCACAAACGAGGCCCGTTATGTCCTTATCCGATTACAAGCCGACCGCCGCCGAGCGCCGCGCGATCATCGCTGGCCTCAACATCATCGAAGACATTGCGGACAAGGGCATGGGCCATTGGTTCCAGGTCGAGCAGCATATCAAGCAGGAGCGCACCGGCTGCGGCATTTCGCCCGACCGCGTTCCGCTCATCTGCGCTCAGGGCATGTTCTGCAAATGGTTCCTGCATGGCGCCGAGAACCCAAACATGCTCTTGCGCAATACGTGGAGCCTGCGCCCGGCCGCCGTCTTCGCTTACGGCATGGCGGCCGATCGGGCCGCATATGAGAACGCCAAGGAGCTTTGGAAAGTCGGTGTTGTGAACACATTGCGCGACGCCGCCAACGCTCACGAAGCGGCGTTCGCCCGCGCTCTCAAGCAGGAGGCTTGAGCCATGACCATCATTGAACGCGACGTGGCTTTTTATGAAGGCCAGATCGAGGAATACCGCGCCCTTTTGCGCCGTTGCCATCCCGACAAGGAGAACGGCGTGCGCGCCCTGATCGACTACACGCAAGACGTTGTGACCGCGCTCAAGGCTCTTGCCTGCGCCCTGCCCCGCAACCTCGCAGAATGGGAACGCTAATGCCCTTCCTCCTCTCCCTCCTCACCAACTGGCGCCGCCGCCATGCGCACCGCCAATTCTGCCGTAGCTTTTTCGGAAAGGATGCTTGAGCCATGAACACGAAACACAAGCCGGGACCGTGGACCGAGGAAACGGACTATGTGAGCGCCGAGCGCAAGCAGAAATCCGGAACGTCTACTATCCGTGATGCCAGAGGCCGCTTCATTTGCACCGCGCCCGCTGATAAAGGCCGACTGATCGCAGCCGCGCCCGATTTGCTGGCCGCTCTTGAGACGGCCGCCTGCCCGTGCTGGGTCCATAATGCAGCGATTACCGATGACATTGAGGCGCTGCGGAAAATCGCGCTGTGGTACGCCGATTGGAATAATGGGCCGCGCCTATCCGCCATCGCCATCGCCAAAGCCACAGAGGCCTAAGCCTATGACCGGAACCACCCTCCACGAACTCATCCACGCGGCCCGCATCTTCGTAGCTTACCTGCCCGTCATTATCGCTGGCATCACGGCCGCCGGCATCTTCGGCGCCGCGATCGGCCTCGAAATCATCTTCCTGTTTCTCGCTTGATTGGAGTGCTTGCTATGTCCCTATGCTGGAACCTTGCCGACGATGGATCATTCACCTGCGGCGATACCGAAAGCCGCGTCACGTCCTATTCCTACCCCACCAGCCAGAACGCGAGCGACGCGGCGCGCGCGGTGCGTAAGAGCGAGGGATCGGTTCAACTCATCGCCTTTCGCATCTTGAACGCGGAGAAGCGCATTCGCTATGGCGCCGAGCATGAGGCGGAATACGACGCCCGCAACTGGGACCGCCTCAAAGCTTGACCCCTAGCACCAGCGCCGCCCCACCCCGGCGACGCTGTAGCGAGTGATTAAGCCAGAGGAGAAGCCAGCCATGACCTACACGCTACCCCGCCAACCTTGGGCGCGGCTGAACTTATAGCCAGCCTAGCAGCCGGCGCCCGATCATCGCAAGCAGATTGAGCACGCCCCAACCCAACCACATCGCGGCCGCCACACACGCGACCGCGACCAGGAACCCGCCCAGCCCGAGGGCAAGCCCATGAAACAGCGACAGGTCATCGTCAGAAATCCAGAATTGGCGCGACAGCAGTTTGCGCATCCCCGACCTCACCCAAGTTAGAATGGCGTTTCGGACCCTGTTACCACCCGAGCGCCAAAACGAGAAACCCCCACCCCGATTTTTTCGCGAGGTGGGGTTTTTCATTTGCGCCGGCTGTGCCGCCATATCGCCTCGGCCAGCAGCAGCACCAGGCCGCCAATGAAGCCGGCGAAAAAGGCGCCGCTCAAATCTCCGTCGCCCGGCGCCCGGCAATCAGCGCCTCGCCAATCTGCTTAGCCGCGTTCCCGCCAAACCGAAACGCCACCGGCCCATAGCGCGGATCATGCAGCAAAATCACGCGATCGGACGAACCAGGAGTAGACCCAAGTTCAAATGGCGAATTGTTCACCGTTGGCACCGGGCCATTCTTCATGCTGGCCGGGGTGCTTTCCGGCATTAGGCCAATCCGGATCGAACCGAGCTGAGCGATAAACGCATCCAGCTTGGCCGCATCGAGCACCACGCGCGCCGCATGAGGCTTGGCGGGAATGGTGATTTCCACCCGCTTGGCGTCGCCCGAGATGCGCCACTCAGCCGCGCCTTGCGGCATCCCATTTGAACCGAGGATCACTTGCTTTTCTCCATCCGTCGCGCGGCCTTGCGTTCGCGCTCAGCCTGCTTGCGTTTCGTCTCGCGCCAGTCGCGCCAGCGTTTGGTCGCCATCATCGAGGCGTGCTGTTTTCGCTCCACGTCAGTCATCATTCCGTTCTTGGTTTTGCCGCCCTTTTTTCCGCGTTCGGACAGCGTTTTTTTTCGCGTATCGACTTGCAGGCTTAGAGTTTGCTCGCAAAAATCATTCTGCTTGCCCCGGCTACGCACTACCGCCAGTTTCAGCCCCAACGCCGCCAAAAGCTGGCCCAGCGACTTGTCTCCGAAGTGCCGCGAGCCGCACAAAATCTTGCCCGTATAGCCAGTTTGCAGGCCCGCGATTTCATCGACGTGCAGGTGCGTGAAGCGCAACTCGTTTACCCGAACCGATAGCGCAGCGCGCAGGCCGGGATATGTCTCGACAATGGCGAGGATCGAGGCGTCATCCATTGGTGCGCTCCGCAACGAACTCGCGGCGGCGCCGAACAGTCAGCCGCTCCATGCGCGGCGTCAGGCGGCCGAAGTGCCATTGCCCGCATTCATCGCAGGAATAGGCGCAGGGCTTGTCACCTTCCGGCTTGCGCTTCACCAGGCGAACCAGTGCGCGCTCAGCCAGGCGGCGCGTGGCGTAAGGCATCTTGCCATTGCAGGCCATCAGCGCGCCCCCGCCAGTTCGGCGCGCAGAGCCGCCAGGCCCGCCTTGATGCGCTCGCGCTCGCCTGCCGTCGCCGCGCGCCGAGGCTTGGCGCTCAGGATCATGAACAGCGCGTGGCGTTCGCGCGAAAACTCCACCACCTGCGCCAAGACAGACTTGCGAACTTCGCCCGGCGCCGGAGCAAACGAACTGTCGCGCCGCAATAGCGCATTGCAGCCCGCGGCGACGGCCCAGGCGGGGAACTCGCCCAAGACCGACACATGGGCCGTCAGTAGCGCCTTGGCCGCCTGCGCGTCTCCTGCGCCGGGATAGGACGCCAGCAGCCGCCCGACCTCCGCCGCGATGGCGCGACGATCCGCCGGCGCTAGATGGCGCTCGAGCGACGCTAGCCGCCGGCGCATCGTGTCGGCCATTTCGCCCGTCGGCGCATCGGCCTCAGAAATCGACCACCCGGCGCCGCGCCGCTCGATCCGGTTCCGCAAAGCCATCGTCGTCGCCGCGAGGGCCTGCGATGGCGGCCCGATCGGAGCCGCCTCCGCATTTTCCCATCGCTCCATCGGTAAATTCGTCATGTTCCAATCCCCCGTAGCCAACCTGTGCGAAGAAATTCCGTGCGGTTTGTGGCGGCCCGGCGCGCGGCGCGGCGGCCGGTCGGTCGTTGAACCGCTCCTGGTTCAGAAACGTCGCTGGATTGAGCCAGGGGCGATCCGAAGGCTTGCTGGCGAGATAGGTTCGCAACCCCGCCATGATCTGATCGAGCGACGATTGACCGCGCGCCTTGGCGAAGGCTTTCATCGCAACCGGCTTGCCGACCTTGTTCGGCCATTCCGGCCAGAAATACCGATCGAATTCATGATCGAGCCGAGAGCGCGAAGCGCGCGCATCTTCTGAACGAAGTGAAGAAGATTGTGATTGTGAAGAAGATGCTATGTCTTTTGCTACGGTTTGCTGTGGCAAAACTCTAGCTTTTGCTAGGTGCGCTTCCTTATCTTTCAATGACTTAGCAGCGCCACCGCGCGCCCCACACTCCGCGCGAGCCTCGCTTTTAATTCGCGCTTTTTCTAACTCTTGCTCGATGCGATCGTGCTTCCAATCGGCGCTGAAAAACTCGGCCAGCACCGGCCGGCTCTTGGCCCACTCGCGCGCCGTCAAGCGGCAAATGCGCGCCAGGATCGCTTCATCAGTCGGGAGCGATCCCTTCTGCCAATAGTGCATGATGAGAAAGAGGTAAGCGCCACTCTCGGCCGCCGTCAGATGCGTCGTGTCCGCGAGATAGTCGCCAACGTAGAAGGGCATCCAGGCGTGGCTCACGCGCGCCCACCCTTTCGATAGACCGGCCCAGCAAGGAGCGCTTCATGCCGGCGTATCCCGTGAATGATGGCCGTATGGTCGCGATGGCCGAAGAACCGGCCGATTTGGACAAGACTCCATGTCGTGCTTTTCGAGATGAGGTAAATTGCTTCATGGCGAGCCATGACGAGCGGCTTATGCCGCCGGGCAGAGCAAAGCTCTTTCACCGAGAAGCCTGAGCGGTCAGCCACAGACTGACGGATTAACTTCGCCGTCTCGTAGCTTTCAGTGACATGCGGAGGACCAATGGGGCTGCCATAGATGACGCGGCCGCACCTCTTGACGACTTCCGCCGCTAACTGTAGAGGCCGCCCGAAAACTACCGGACCCACATTCGGAGACGGGATACCCAGCCGCGCGCGCCGCGCTAAAATTTCCTCGCGTGTCGGCAAAATCATCCGCAGCACTCCATCGACCGAACAGAAACGATAATCACCGAGCGATCGCCGTAATGCTTGGTCACGGACAGCCGCGCGACCTGCGCGTCATCGACGAAAACGATTTCGTTGATCGCGTCGGAAACGAGCTTTGCGAGGTTGTCGCCATCGGGCTTGCTGGTCTTCCAGAACACCAACTCGCGCTTGGTTTTCGACCAGCTCGCGGGCGCCAGATAGATCGCCTCGACGGTCATTTCGACCGGGCCTTGCATGGGCGCCTGGCCGGCCATCGCGCGCGAGGCGAACAGTTTGACGGCCGCCATGAACGAGGCTTGTTTTGGCGGGGTGTAGCGGCGCTTCCCATTGGCGCCGGCGCGCGCAAAGGCGCATGGCTCACCAGGGATCGCGAATGAAATTTCGGAGGCCATCAGCCTTCGCCCAGCGCGGCCAAATAGAGCTGAGTGATTTCTTCTTCTTCGCGCCGCTTGGTCGCGTCCTGCTTCCGCATCGCGACGATCTTGCGCATGATCTTGGCGTCGTAGCCGTTGCCCTTGGCTTCGGCGTAAATGTCGCGAATGTCCTCCGCGAGCGCCTTCTTTTCTTCTTCCATGCGCTCGATACGCTCGATGAAGGATTTCAGATGGCCGCCATTGACGGAATTGTGGCCTAGCTCGCTCATTTCTTGCCGTCCTCGATCTTGAATTGGTCGCGATGCTTGCCGCAGGCCCAGGTATATTTACCGGGCGCGATCTGCACGCCGAAGCAGGGATATGCGCGGCAACCAGGGTGCGCGCATTGCTTGCGCAACAGCGATAGGTCAGGTGTCGCGGGAAGTTTTTGCGCCCTCTGCGGCGCGTATTTCTTCCTCACGGTTTGGTCGATAGGTTCGGAGGCGATTTTGCCTGCTCGAAATATCTGCATGACGGCGTGGCCGCCTCGATAGCCGGGCCAGCGCCCATCAATTGGGCCTTGCGCAACTGTGTATATTTCCGGCGGCGGCGCGCGCTGAGAACGCCACCGGTGCGCTTGTATTTCCCACCCGGCGCATTGGCCCAAAACCGGCACTCGCGGCATACCTTGTCGGCCGGGCCGGTCGCTGCCCACATCGCCATACCCGGCGCCGTGGCGAATTGTTTGGCCGCAAGGTCTTGTCCCTGCGGTTGCGTCAGATGATTATCCATCGGCACCTTCCCTCCACCCTTCCGGCCATAAATCCGGCCGGAACTGTTCGCGCTTGAACTCGCCATCGGTCTTTTCCTCGACCAGAACGGCGAACTCCGCGGGAACGCGGTTCGATTGCAGATAGCGCCAGACGTTTTGCTGCTTGGCGCCGATCTTTCGCGCGAGCGCGCTTTGACCGCCGGCCCACTCGATGGCGGCCTCAAGCGCCCGTCTGGAAGGTGTTTTGTGCTGTAAAATGGTATCCATTACACAGTTATAACACACTAAGTTGTGAGGTCAATGGCCGATTGGGGGTGCTACCTTGGTGTTGCAATCCAACTCGATTATGTGTTAAATGCGAGTCAACTGGGCGTAATGCCAAGCTAAAGGGGTCGCAATGACGGAGGACGGGCCTATGAAATCACTCGGACAGCAAATTCGCGAAGCGCGCGACGCGCACGGATGGAGCCAGAAAAAGGTTGCCGAAATGGCCGGCTGCTTGCAGCAGACCGTCGGCCGCCTGGAAACCGGAGAGATCAAAAAGTCGGAGGACTTGCCGGCCATCTGCGCGGTCCTCGGCATCCGGCATCCGGCGCTGGCGAAGAACGTGCGCTATTTCGAGACGCCGATGGAGACGCAGGAAAATATCGTCGTTTTCTACACGGACTCGACGCCGGACGGCGTTTTCATGACAGAAACCATCGGATCTGAGCGCCCGCGGCCGCAATTTCTCACCAATGCGCCCTTGACCTATGGCATCTATGTTCCGGGCGGATGCTGCATGGCGCCGATCTTCCGGCCCGGCGAAATCTTGCTCATCAATCCCCACCAGGCGCCGCGCCCCGGCGATCGCTGCTTGTTCCGCGACGGCGCCAACCCGGCCTCGCGCATCAAGCTTGGCGAGCTTGTCGGAGAGGATGCGGCGACATGGAGCGTGAAGGTCGTTGATGCTGACCACCAGATTGAAAAATCTGCGTTTCCTCACGCACATTTGATTGTTGCCTGCTTGCGTGGTTGATGTGTGAACTTAACAACATTATGTGTTGACTCTGAACACGAGCGTGTTACCGTCTAGCTGCACATTTCGCAGAAGGCGGGAATAAAATGGTTCAGCAAGCAGGCGGCGAAAGCGCGGCCGAGAGAGCGTTATCGGCTGTCGATTATTTCGTCGGGGTCATGCCGGATGACGGCTATGTCGTTGTTTTTATCAATCATCAGCTAACGCAATGGGAGGGCGTCAGCCGGCGCCTTGAGCGCTGGCTGGCCGAGGGCGCGCCCGGGATCAACCCCTATTCGCCGCCGATCGACTTGGTTCAGGCGCAATGCGTCATCGGCGCGCTCGAGGCACGGCTGAGCGAGGCCCGCCAGCGCATCACGCGCAAGATCGCCCAGGCGCAAGAAACCTATGGCGCCGAGACGCCGGCCTATTCTGGCTTCCTGCCCTTGCGGGAGGTCTTGAATTGAAGATCACCCCGCACACCGAGGGGCTTGTTCCTGGCGCCGGCATCTATGCCATGCCCGCGGCGCTCTATCACGCCGACCCGGCACCCCTCCCAAGCCTTTCCAGCTCCATCGCCAAGATCATCATCTGGCAGACGCCGCGCCATGCCGCCGCCGAGCATCCGAGGCTCCCCGGCGTGAAGAAGGAGCGTAAGGAAACCGCAGCCATGTCTCTTGGCTCAGTCGCCCATGAGCTTCTGCTCGGGAAAGGCGGCGGGTTCGATGTGTTCGATTTCGAGGACTGGCGCAAGAAGGAAGCCCAGGCGGCGCGCGACGCGAGCGCGCTGAGCGGCCATGTCCCGATCCTGAAAAAAGATTTCGAGCGCGCCGAGGCGGTGCGGATCGCCGTCCTCGATATCATGGCCGAGACGCCCAATTGCGGGAACTTCTTCCGCGAAGGCCACGGCGACGCCGAGACGGTGCTGATCTGGCAGGAGGATAACGGCGTCTGGTGTCGCGCCATGTTCGATTGGTGGAGCTCCGACCGCGCCCATATCATCGACCTGAAAACGACCGGCAACGGCGTATCGACGGGCGACGCCGGGCGCACGATGGCCAACATGGGCTATGAGGTCAGCGAGGCATTCTACCTGCGCGGCCTCACGCGCCTCATGCCCGAACTGGCCGGGCGGGCGAAGTTCACATTCGTCTTTGCGGAAACCGATCCGCCCTATGAGGCCGCCGTGATCGAGAACGACGCGACCGGCCGCGAAATGGGGCGCCGCAAGATCGAATACGCCATCAGCCGGTTTGGCGATTGCCAGCGCGACGGCGAATGGCCGGGATATCCCCGCAAAATCCAGACGGCCGCATATCCCGTCTATGCCGAGAAGGCATGGCTAGAGCGCGAGCTGAGCGACCCTTATTTCGTGTGAGGCGATGATGGCAAGAGTTTTTGAAATCCACGACGCGGCGCTTGATCATGTCCCGCTTCTGATCGGCCTCATGGGGCCATCCGGTTCCGGCAAGACATTCTCGGCCCTGCGCTTGGCTGAGGGCATCCAGAAGGTTTCCGGCGGTGATATTTGCGTGATCGACACCGAGACAAAGCGCGCGAAGCACTATGCCGACCGCTTCAAATTTCGGCACATCGATTTCGGGTCGCCGTTCGGATCGGCCGACTATCTGGCAGCGATGCGGATGGCGGCAAGATCAGGTTGCAGGACCATCATTGTGGACAGTATGAGCCATGAACACGAAGGGCCTGGCGGGCTACTCGACGCCCAGGACCAGGAGGTTCGCCGCCTAGCTGGCGATGATTACGGCACATGGAAGGCCGAAAAATACAACATGCAGGCATGGATTAAGCCGAAGCACGAGAGGAGAAAGCTGCTCTACGGCCTCACTCACCTGAATGAGGATGCTGGCGGCGATACTGTCAACCTGATCCTATGCTTTCGGGCGAAGGAGACTTCGAAGCCGAAGCGCGACGAGCGCGGGAAGATCAAGATCGAGCCAATGGGCTTTATGCCGATCGCTGGCGATGAGTTCGTTTTCGAAATGACGATGAATTGCCTGTTGCAGCCCGGATGTCGCGGCGTCCCGTCTTGGCAGAGCGATTATCCCGGTGAGCGATCTATGATGAAGCTGCCAGCTCAGTTTGAGGATATCATGCGCGACAATTGCGCGCTCGACCAGAACATTGGCGAGCGGTTGGCGATGTGGGCGCGCGGGGGGGCGACAAAACCTGTCACCCAGGCGCCGACGATGCAGCCGACGATCGATCTGCTCGCCGCTGGCCAGATCGAGGCCGAGCGCGGCCTTGATGCCTATCGCGCGTTCTGGAAGGGCCTTACGGCCGACGATCGCCAAAGCCTCGCGCAACTGCATGAGGAATGGAAGAAAGTCGCCCAGGCGAGCGACGAGCGGTTCCTTGCCGAGAGCGCGGAATGACACTCGACGCGCTGCCCCTTTACGCGACCGACGCCGAACTGGCGAAAGCCATCCTTGGCAAGCGCGCTAAGGAGTGGCCGCGCGTCGTCGCGCTCTATGAGGCGAAGGGCTTACCACCGATCAACACATTAATGTGTGGACGCTATTCGCCAGCAGTGCTAAGGTTCTTCGACCATTTGGAAGGCGTGACGAACAGCGCCCCGGTGGCCTCCTGTGACGGGAAAGAGGACGCTTTGGCATGGAACAAGAGAAAAACGCGGCGCCCGGCCTCAAGTGGCGCCCGCGAGCAGATGGCCGCAAAATCCCGGTCTGGTGCGCCCGCCCCGACGCGATAGCCGCCGGGTTCCCCCTCAAGACCGTGAACCTGTCAGATACGCCGCTCGACATGCTGCCCGCGCGCTGTCAGCGCCTTTGGGCGGAAATGCTCGACTTCGCCGGACAGAGCAAGCGGCCGGGATATGATGGGACGATCGGCGCGCTGATCGACGTGTACACGACCGCGCCGGAAAGCCCCTATCAGAAGCTCAAGGCGAGCAGCCTTCACCCCTATCGCATCTATGCGGCGAAGATCAAGGCGATGGCCGGCGCGCGCCGCGTGGACGCGCTGACAGGCCTCGATGTGATGCGCTGGCATGAGTTGTGGCGCCACCCGCAGAAGCCCGGCGGGAAGCCGCTGCTTGGCGCGGCGACGATGGCGCTGAACGTCCTCAAGGCTGCTTTGGCTTTCGGGCAGATTTGTGGCTTCCGCGAGTGCGCCGAACTTCTCTCGACCACGAAGCTCCTGACGCTGCCGAGGCCCAGGAGCCGCGAGGAAGCGCCGGAGGCCCAGGATATCGAGCGAGCGCGCGAAGCCGCCCACGCCATCGGACGGCCGCGCGCCGCCCTATGCTATGCCCTACAGTTCGACACGACCGCGCGCCAGTGGGATTTGATCGGGGGATGGGTTCCACTGGACGACCCGCGCCCCTCGACGGTCCTTGGCTACGGAAAAAAATGGATCGGTCTGACATGGGCGAGCATTGCGGATGGCGTGCTGCGGATCATGCCGAGCAAGACATTCGAGACGACCCGCGCCCGCGTGAGCGTGAACCTGTCGCTCTGCCCAATGGTGCAGGAGGAAATGGCGCGCGTGCCGCTGTCCGAGCGCGTCGGCCCGCTGATTGTGAACGAGGCGACCGGCCTACCCTATCTCCCGCAGGAGTTCGCCACGATCTGGCGTAAGGTCCGCAAAAAGGCCGAACTGTCGCCCACGCTCTGGAACCGCGACATTCGCGCCGGCGGCATCACCGAGGGCGGCATTGCGGGCGCCAGCGCCGACGACCGGGCGAAGGTAGCTGGCCATTCCAGCAGCAAGACGACGCGCGCGGTCTATGACCGTGATGTGATCGTGGCGTCGGATCGCGTGGCCGAGGCAAGAGCGAAGTTCAGGCGTGGTGAATGACACAGAACAGCGTGAGAACGCCGTTCCTTTAGTCGCCGGGAACGACCGGGAATAGCCAGAACAGCAGCAAGCAAAATCAATAGGTTGCTGGTCCCAAATATTAAAATTTGGTTAACGACAACCTATTGAGTTAATTGTGGAAAGTTCCCCGCAAAATCAACACGATATGGCTACATACACGACAACTTATTGTGTTTTCTCGGTATTTTTTATCGAAAGATAGGGTCAATAAATGGCTGACGTACCATATTCAGGCGCGACTAGTGGCGCAGCGGCGCGCGAGGAAATCACGAAGCTGCTGCGCCGCATCGGCTGCGATCGGATCGGTTTCATGGACGAATACGCAACGTCGTCGCTCTTGCTGGCGTTCGAAATCCACGGGCGCCCGATCCAGATGAAGGCCAGCGCCAAGGGCTGGGCGGAATGGTGGCTGCGCGAAAATCCGTGGAACAATCGCCGCCGTGGGACCAACGCGGAATGGCGGGCCAAGGCGCTGGCGCAAGGAATGATCGCGATCAATTCAATCCTGCGGGATTGGTGCAAGGGACAGGTCACGGCGATTGAGTGCGGCATGATGCCGGCAGAGGCCGCATTCCTCGCGCACATGCTGACGAGCCAAGGCGTGACGGTTCTGGAAATGGTCGATGGCGCAAAATTGCTCGCCCCGCCAACCATTAAAAATTAGATCGCCTCTGGCAAAATATGGCGGCATCCGCCACCTATCCGCTCAAGCTCTGGCTGGATCAATTCCTGCCAATGCTCGCAGGCGTGGCAATGCTCGTTGCGAACTTGGAGCGCCCGCGATAGGGCCTCTACCTGCTCGCGGAGGTTATGGACTTCCTTCATCAGCGTTTGGATATGCCGGTCCTGCGACGTGACGAGCGTTTCGATCCTGGCGTTCATTGCCGTTTCGAGCGCGGGGCCTCGGTTCATGAGGGCCACGATGAAGCCACCAAGAGCACCTAGCAGCGCGACGGTGATCGTGACTGCCCATGCGGGCAGCATGTCTGGGGCAGGTGCCGGCATTCCAATCTCACTTCTTCTTGATGTTCAGCGTATCAAGCGCGATGCCCGAATATCGCTCATAGGTCCGAAGCCCGGCAATTCCGACCCAAACTGGCAAAAACGCCGCCCAAATTCCGTCCGACATGAGCGGCAGATGCGCGGCGCTGGCGATGAGTTGATAGGCGGCCGGGATCGGGCAGAGCAGCCATCCCGCCGCCGGGCGCCAGCCGCCATAGAAGAAGCGCAGCGCCGCCGGCCCCTCGATATGCAGCTCAGCGTCGTTCTGATCGACCTGCAACTGCGCCAGCGCCAGATCGGTCTTGTTCTTTTCCTCTAGCGCCATGAGCGCGTCGGGCGCAGCGGCGGCGGCCTGCACCGTCGAGGCGACAACCGCGGGCGAGGCGTCGGCCGGCAATCCGACCGACTGCGCAATCTCGGGGATCAGATCGCCAATGGCGCCGCCAACGAACGTCCCCAGCGGCCCCCCTACGGCAGTGCCAACCATCCGGCCGAGGATTGGCGCGCCCTTTGAAATGAGGGCGCCTGCGAGGGCTTGGAGGTCTTTCGGGTCGAAGCCCATGTCAGCGGCCCTCCTGGTGGCGGACAATATCGGAAATGGCGCCCCAATCATCTTGGTCCCTGGCGGGCGCCGCGCAGCCGGTGAGCAGCAGCACGGCGGCGAGTGCGAGAATGGCCCGCATGTCAGCCTGCCTTTCGCGCGGCGGTGAGCATGGCGACAACAGCGGCGAACGCTTCCGCGAGCGTGTGGCCGGCGGCGAGAAGCGCGCGCGTCGTTTCGTGGATCAGATCAGAGTCGGCGGCGGCCGCCGGCGGCGCGGGAAGCGGGATCGGCGCGGGAAACTCGGCGGTAACGGGGTTCGCCGCCGGGACATTCAGGCGAGAGACGAGACTTCCGGCCGATGGCGCGACCGGCGCGGTGACGGCCGACGGCGCCTGTGGGGCGGCCGGCGCGGGGATAGGCTCCGGGGCAGGCTCCGCGCCATCGAGGAAGTGATGCGCCCGACCGAGATACATAATGCGGTCTGACAACCCATTGGAGCCGCCATTGATGAGGCGCGTCACGTCGGCAGTCTTGCCCGCGCGCGCCGGCTCATGAATGTTGCGGGAGGTCCAATAGGCGCAGGCGATATCCAGCGCGTGAGCATCGGAAAGGGCGAGGTCTGGATTGCTGACGAGCGGAAGGCCGGTCGCGCGCTCCATCGCGGCGTATTGGTCACGACCGGTCAACCCGAGAGGCCCGCGCGCGCGGAAGGTCCAGCCGTCATTCGGGCCACTGTTGCCCATCCGGCCGCCATAGACCTGGTTGGCGATCGCCTGCGGCCCCTGCGCGGCGACATGCGCGGCGTCAATCTCGCTCTTGAAATGAGAGGTGCCGAAAACCTGCCAGAGCCGCGAGCCGGAATAGTTCAGGTTTTCCTCAAAGCGCGTCAGGCCCCATGTCTCGACGCAAATCTGCGCGATGAGCTGACACGCTTCCTCGCCCGATTGAATGTTGCGCCTGGCGAAAACGTCAGCCGCGTGATCGACAATCGCGGCGACGATTTTCGCATCTGCGTTCGGGCATATCAATTTGAGGGCGTTGCCGGAAATCATAGGTTCTCCCCGTCAGGAACGACGGGAGAGTGCGGCGCGCGGCGCCGAGCGGCAACGCACCAATGCCGGCCTGGTTAGAACGCCATACACTGTCCGGCGATCACATCGCCGGACCCCATCACTTGCGCCGAACCGGTCGTGCGGGAGTAATCTTGAAAAGACGCGCTCGTGGCCGTGTAGCCGTATTGCGCGATGACGTGAGTAGCGGCCCCGGTAATATCTTGCAGATTGCATGACCATCCATGCGCCGCAGGCGGCAAAGCAATCGACGCGTTGCCGGCCGCGCAGGCCGACCCGACCGTGATTGAGAAGGCGGCGGTACCGTTGGCGGTGATTGACGGGCTGGTGCAAAAGCCGCTCGCAATCGTCGCGGCCTGCCCGCTTATGGCAGTGCTAGCGAGAGTCAATCCGGCGACTTTCGTATTGCCAACACCGTCCACCTGGAACCCGCTTGATTTCAAAAAATATCCGGTGATGGTATATGCAGACAGGTCCATCCCTTTATAGATGGTGTTGTGTGTGCCATCCGTACAAATTACACAACCGCCCGCGGAAATCGGCGCAAGCCCGCCGAGGTTGGATAGATAGAAGCCGTTGACCCAGTTGGTAGCTAACGCCCCCGACGCCGCATGAACCTCATAAGCCGCATCGCCCAACGATCCCTCGGCGCCAGGGAAGGAAGCTGCTGTATAGCCGAAGCGGTAAAGCGCCGTTCCAACCACGTTCACATCATTTTCTTGGCCTGCCACTTCCACAACATGCGAAGCCGCGCCACGAACAACAAAGTTGGCTCCGAAGAACGCGCCCTTTTCATTCCCGAGCGTGCCGCCGTCTCCGCTGTCGATTTGCATGTACGTTGTTAGCGGAACATAATTGCGGTTTGGATTGGTGGCGCTGGATGGAGCCGTAAAATCCATGATAATATCGACGCCCTGCCGCGCGCCTTTGACGCCCGCGCCGATCTTGTAATTGAATTGCCAGCCGTCGATCGCGCCGAGTTCCGACGAGTCCACCGTATCGCCGGTGATCGAAAAAAGCTGCATGCAAGTAAATCCGAACGACGATACTCCGCCGCAGGTCGTCGCGGCTATGCCAGACGCCGAAAGCGTCTCACCTGCGACGTTGAGGGTCATCGCAGGATTGCTAGTGCTTGGCAGGACGGCGAGCATGGCCGGGAATTCACCGATGGATGTCGGAGAGGCCGGCGCCCAAATAGGCCGAATGCCAGGGCCAGCCGATGTCAGGACATAGCCCGCCGTCTCAGGGAACGATGGCGCGAACTGCTTTACCTCACGCAGCGACGAGGTAAGCGTGTTGACTTCCTGTTCGTATTCTTGGCGCGTGATGCCCGGAGCCGTCGGGATCGTCGTATTGCGCGGATGCCAGGCCCCGATGATTTCCAGCGTGCCAGACGACAGCGATGGTGAAAGCGTCACCTGCATGTCCGTGATCGGCAGCGATTGCAGATTGAGAGCAACGCCGGACGCCGACGCGCAGGTCCATTGGCTATTCAGCGCGAGCGCGACACCATTGGAAAGCACCTGGATATCGGAGCAGTCGCCATAGACCGCGAAAGGGACGCCAACAACCGTCGTAGGGGACGAAAGCGTGAAACTGGCGTAGCGATCAGCGTCAGGGACGGGAGGAACCGTCGCGTGCGCGGCGAATGGAAAGAGCGCGAGGATCGCAGCGGCGGCGATGCGCTTGATGGTCATGTGCCAGTCTCCAATTTTCAAGGAGACTGGCTGTGTCAAGGGGTCGTCTCAACGCACCCGGATCAATTCAGGCATCGCTAAACCAGTGCCGCCCCGGCAGGCGTCCCGATAGTCGGGCAAATGCCGTTGCCTTCGTCGCATTCGTTCCATGCGTAAAGGAGAGCCGTGTTGGCGTCGCACGGCGCCGGGTTCGCCGCGATGAAAGCCCGCACCGCGGTAATATGCGCTTTAAGGTCAGCCGCAGCAGGGCGAGCAGCAGTCACTAGACTGCCCATCCAGGGGCGAATGGATTGGTAGAACGACATGGGCCGCCGATAGATGCCGGCGCGGGTCCAGCCGCTCGAACAGCTCGGGATGAACTTCGCCCCCGTCGCCAGTTGCGAGGCCCAATAGGCTTCGACGGCTGCTTCATAAGCAGCCCATGACATATTCGGCGTGACGGTGACGGTCGGATTATAAACGCCGATGGCGTCCGCGCCGATCGAGGTTTTGACGGCCGTGTCAAGATCGTTCATGACGACGATGTAGGGCGTCCCCAACCCCGCCGCGACCGCCGCAGCACGCAAAGCCGTAATCATCGCGGCGACGTTGGACAGCGAGCCGCCCCAATAGCCAGCCAAATCCGCCGCAGCCGAACCCCACCAAATATAAAGCAGCGGGCGGTTTGTCAGCACTTTGAAATAATTCGGCTGCTGGAACCACGCTACCATCTGATTGACTTGCGTGGTGTAGTTTCCGGTCGATCCCATCATGCCGAGCTGCATCATGGCGCACCAGGGCATCGTGGCTTTGATGCTTGACGATTGGTGTAAATCCCACGCATTCATCATGTAAGGCGCGCCGGAATAATCCGGATCGCCGGGGTTGCGCCCGTACATAAGATAGGCCCAATAGCTCAGGCCGTTGGCGGCGGCTTTGGTGATTTCGTTGTCGATGATCGCCTGCGTTCCGGTGACCGCCCCGAGCGTGTAGCTGTTGATCTGCTTGTAATGAACCGGCGCATATTGCTGAAGGTCAGCATCGGAGAGCGCAATCGCGTTCTGCGCGGCAGGAGAACCGGCTGCGGCAGAATACCATGCATCCCAACGGATAGCGCCAATGGTGGGAGTCGTCATCCGTTCATGTCCTCGACGTTATCGACGCGCACAGTCCAGCGAATGGTTTCGCCTGCCGCTCCGGTGCAAATCACATAGCCGTAGCCAGTCGTGGTGTTTGTCCCGAGCGTCGCCGTCCAGGTCGAGCCGGCCCCGGTCGATGCGACGGGGGCGCCAGTACCGGTGGAATAAACCAGCGCCAGCGTCGATGCCGTGGCTCCCTCGTTCCAGTAGGCAAGAATATTCCACATTGCCGAAGCGCCCGTCGTCGTGTTTCGAGCGACAACGAGGATGCGGCTGGCTACCGTCTGATTTGCCTGAACCTGGATCGTGTTGACATAGGTCGCCGCCCCGGCGTCTGACGTTGCGGTGACGGGGGTTGCGGATGTGGACTGAATGGCAAACGCCTGTTCAGAAATCTGTGTGGTGCCGTGCGCCGAGCCAAGTAACGCGCTCATGTGCGATCGCTTTCCAACCACGTAATGGTCAGAAGCGGTGTTGCCAGAAGATACAGAATAGTTTCCGAGGGCATAATTATTATTGCCAAGAGCGGTGGATGCGAACCCCAGCGATTGATTGAACCGCCCGAGAGCTACGGAATTTCCTCCCGTAACGACCTCGCTCGGACCGGCCGAGAAGCCTCCAGTGCCAGTAGGCAAGACGTTTATCGAAGTGTTGTCCCCGGACGCCGTGTAGATGACCGTGTCGCCTTGCACGGATTGAAACACCGGCCAAACTGACGGGCTAAGACCATTCAGCGCCTGAAACTGCGCCAGCAGCCCAAGACCATTGCCAAGGACGACATTGCCGGTCCCTTTCGCCGCAATGTCGGCGTCAATATTGGCGTCGGACCCCTGCGCGAAAAGAGTTGGAGCGCCCCCCGCGATATTACCCTCGACGGAAAAGTAATTGACCGCCCCTGGGAATGGATAAATCTCGAACTGCCGCGATCCATCTGGCCCCATGAAGTCAGTAGCGCCATTCCCCAAATTCGGGACGGCAAACGCATATCCGAAACCGAGATTGGCGACTGACGCACTTAGCGAAGCAGAATGCGCGACGGGATCAAATACGCCGATCGGGGTACAGATATCATCCGGCGTATTGCCGGCCGCGCCAAAGCCCTTGAGGCAAAGCGTCCGGGCGCCGCCGCCCCCATAGACTGAGAGGATTACAGGCTGATCGGCATAAGCCAATTGCGCCAGCAATGCTGCGGCCAAGAAGATGGCCGAGCGGACCCTTAATGTGAGGCGTCGCATCAGAAATGCTCAACGATAATGGCGTAGCCAGCGCCGCCGAGGCCGCCGGCCCCCGCCGTACCGCCGTTTTGCGCCGAGCCGCCGCCACCACCGCCGCCACCTGGGAGGCCGCCAGCGCCGCCCGCAAAGGCAGCAGCGAGAGCAGAAGCTCCGCCGGCCCCACCCGCGCCGCAAAGCATACTCGTCCCGCTCGCCGCGACACTGAGAGCCGCGCCGGAAGGCCCCGTTCCGGCCCCGCCCGTCGCCACATTCGTAATGGAGCAAGCGTAGCCGCCAGAACCGCCATTCGAAACAGCATTGCCTGAGGTAATGCCGCCGCCAGAGCCGCCGCCGGAGGGCGCAGTATTGGACGAGCCTGTTGCGGACGACGCGCCAGCCGCCGTGCTACCACCGCCACCGCTGCCGATAAGATAGTTCGCGGTCGAAGCCGCCCCCGCACCACTCCCACCAGCAATGCCCAGCCCAGACCCGCCGGAGCCAGCCGTTGACCCGGAGGCATTCCCGCCCGCGCCGAGGAAGCCGCCGGAGCCGCCACCCGCGCTTGCGGCCGCAAGCTGCCCGCCGGAGCCGCCGCCGGCGCCATAAGCGATCAGGAGCGAACCAAGCGACGTGTTGCCGCCGGAACCGCCATTGCCGCCGGCGGTCGTATCAGAAGCCGCGGCCGTCCCGATACTCCCACCGGACCCGATGGTTATGGCCTGCGATGCTCCAACTGCCGCAGATGTGAATGTAGCAAATCTCGCCGCCGCAGCGCCACCGCCGCCACCACCGGAAACAGCCGTAGAGGCCGCCTGGCGCGCTCCGCCGCCTCCACCACCGCCGCCGCCGATAAGGTAAACATCAGCCGTCTTCATGCCCGTCGTCGGCGTATAGGTTCCCGACGCCGAGAAGGTGACGACATTGGTTTGGTTCAGGCTGGTCGTATGCGCGACCGGATCGAACGTGCCGATCGGGACGCAGGTTGCGTCAGGCGTGTCGCCATTGGCGCCGAAGCCATGCAGGCAGAGCGTGCGCTGGCCAACGCCAACGGCGACGCCGAGCGTGACCGGCTGCGTCGCCATAGCGGGAGCGATGGGGCAGATCGCCGTAGCGAGAGAGAGCGCGAGCGCGAAATGCTTGAGAGACATTTGCCATACCTCGAAACGATGAGACGGTTGCGGATCGCGGCCTTACCGGAGGACCGCCAATTGGTTCATGAGAAGCTGTTCGACCTGGATGTGGGTAAAGCTGGTCGGGTGGATGCCATCGGTCTGGCCGACATAGCCGGGACACCACACGCCGCCATTCGGGACGAGGACGGTCGCCTGGTTCGGGGCGCACTCCACCAGGCGCGCAATGTCGATCAGGCCCGCGCTCGACGTGGGGAAGGTGTTCGACATCGTCGGCCATTGCAGCGTCACGGCGAACGATCCGGTCGCCGTCGCGGCGCTCGTGAGCGTCATGGTTCCGGCGTACTGGTTGATCGCGGTGATGACGTTATTGGCCGGGATATTGCCCGCGCTCACGGCGTACATGCCCGTCGCGCCGGTCGTGACCGTCAGGCCCGTGCAGGCGGTGACAGCAGTTGTGGCGTTCAGCGTGCATGTCGTCGGCTGGCCATAGCCGACGAGGCCGCGCATGAAATCGTTGAATTGCGCTCGGTAATTGTTCGCAGTGACATTGACTGTGGTCTGTCCAGTCGTGTCATTCCATCCGTTGGCCGAGTTCGTCTCAGGCGTGATGGTCGTGTCATAAACCTTGATGCCCGGGATCGCCGCCGTCGCAGCGGTCCTAAAGGTCGCGCGGTCTGTGATTACGTTGTCGGCCGTGCGCGACCCTGCAAAAAAGTCATTGACGCCCGGTTCCAAGACCGCACTTGTCGCCCCCGCCGTCGCGGCAAGCTGGGTGCGCAGCGTGGCGTTACTGGCAATCCACATGGCGCGATCGCCAGGGACGCCGAAGTTAAGTTGAGGCCCGAGATAGGCCGCCGCACGCCCGAGCAGCCCGCGACCGCCAGACGGGTCGCCCATCATGTCGTTGACGCCGGCGACAATACTGTCACCGACCAGCCACCAGACCGAACGGTCGGACAGCCCTATGACTGCGCCGGGAAACCAGCAGTTGGCCGGCGACGTGCCGAGAACCGTATCGTTCGCGGAGTTGTCGGCCATTGCGTTGCCAATGGCGAACTCATCGCCATTGCCGCGATCGCAAGCGTTCGACCACGACGAATAGACGGCCTTGCCAGCACCGCCGGACCAGTCGAGGAAATAGTTGATGCGGAATTTCGCGAAGGGCGGGATCGTGAAACCAAGGCTCGTTAAGTCCGTGCAGCCATTCGTGAGCGCCGTGACCACCCCCGAAGACGCGCCATTCCAGAGCAGGTCTTTGAAAGTCCCACGCGGATATTCCACGACGATATGAGCGGCCGTGATATTGCCGCCGGGCGTAGTTTCAACGCCCGAAACAGTCGAATTGATGAAATAATTCGGGACGCAGACCTTGAGCGCGTTGACCGGCACATAGGCCATCTGCCAAGAGCGGCCATTGATTTGGGTGTTGCCGCCAGAAAGGGTGTTCGCCATGCCGGTGCGGTTCGTGACCTGGCGAGGCGTCGCGGGCGTGACGGAGCTGACCGGGACGGCGAACGGACCTGACGTGTTCCGCACGCCAATGAGCGTCGAGGAAGCCGATGGCGTGGTGTAGCCCGTCACCAGCACATTCGCGGAGGACGCGCCGAGCGACAGGCCCCAAAGATGCGATGCGGTCGAAAAGGTGGCGGGCGGCGCGCTGGGGCTTATAGTCTGGCAAATCGCCGCCGCGGCGGGCTGGGCATCCGCAGAGCAGATCGAAACAAGCGACGCCGAGACGTTCTTGATTTCGGCCGGACCGGCGCCGAGGTCAGTATAGGAACTGGACGTGATCGCCGTTTGCGCGAAAGCGGGCGCGGCAAGAGCAGCAAGGGCGAGGGCCGCCGCGAAAATCCTGGATATGCGCGCCATGTCAATCCCATCCTGCCGAAACCACGGCGAGAATGGGCGACGGATGCTAGGGCCTCAACGCACCATCTGGCTCATGTCTGGCGGCGCGCTCGGGGCGTTGTCGCCCGGCGCCCACCAATAGGTCTGGTGGTGCAGTTTCTCGGCGTTTTCCTTGGCCCTCGCGAAGGCGCGCGCATAATCAGGGTCAACGGATTTTTGAATGTTATCAAATAGATAACGGTTTGCGAGGAGACGGGTGTACCAGAGCGTCCCGCCCGGCGCGAACTTCTGAATGTCGCGCGCGAGCATCCGGCCATAGTTGACCTTCTCGCCGTTCTCCGCTGCGCGCCGCGTCGATGACGTGATATCCTGCAACGCCTCCGGGAACTCTGCCATCGGCCCCATCAGCATATCGGTCCACGACGCTTTGCCAGGTTCGGTCGCGCCCTTGAGCAGATCGCCGTAAGGCCCGAGCGCGCCGCCCATCAGCGCGGCCTCGCCCCAGAACCAGCCTTCATCGACCGGCTTGGGATTTTTGCCCTGCAAGACCTGCTTGGCCTGGATCGCGACGGCGCCCGCGAGCGTCATGAACAGGCCGAGCGAGGCCGCCTGCCCCCATCGCCCATTGCTCGCCTCCTGCGCCGCGCGCACGCCATGCGTCGCCAGCATCATGATCGGGAACGACTTGAACAGGAACATCGAGCGCGTCAGTTCGCCGGGCAGCGTGCCGCCCTTGGTCCCGCCGCTGGTCAGCGCGCGGATGCGGTTCGACGAGCCGGCGAGGTAGGCGAATTGCTTCTCGTCGCCAATGGCCGACATGAGCTTGGCGCGCACACCTTCCTCAAGGCTATCCGGCATCAGGAACTTCGCCGCCCCGGCGCTCATCGTCTCGCCCTTGGACAGCTTGGCCCAGTCCTCCTTGGTGAAGCCGTAATCGGTCAGGAAGCGCGCGAAATCATGATCCAGATCATCGAAGCCCTTGCCGGCGCGCTCCGCGATCGAGGCCAGAAATTCCATCGAGAAGGCGCGATTGATCGCGCTGTCCCACGCGTGAAGGCCCTGCGCGCGCACGACGAAATCGGCCATGCGCTGGAATACGCCGGTTCCGAACATCTGGTCGCCATATTGCTTCGTCCCAAGCGCGATGCGGGTCGCCGCGTGCGCCGTGACGCCGAGCCGGGTTGCGAAGGCCTCCTTGTCCGGTGCGTCCGATGCAAGCTGATCGAAGATCGCCTTGGCGAGCCGCCCGGCATCGAGGCCGCGGAACTTCGCCGCCATCGCCCAATTGACCGCATCCGATGGGATCGCCGTCACGATGGCGCCGCCCATGTTGGAAGCCGTCAGCCAGGCGCGCGCGCCCTGGAACACCCCGGCGATCGCCTCACTCTCGACGCCGGAAGTCTGGCCGGTCATCAGCTTGTGCAGCCGCTCGGCATTGGCGCGGCCTTCCAGCGGCGACATGAGCGTATCGCCCAGCTTTTCCCAAGCCGAGCGCGCCGGCGGATTGAGAGCGCGGGTGGCGTCTTTCTCGATCGCTGACTTGAGCAGTGCATCGCCCGCCGTGCGGAAGTTTGGCCCCATGACGTGGAGCATCGCCAGCTCGCGCGCCATCTTCTCGCCGTGGGATTGCAGCATCGGATAATAGTGGCCCTGCCCAGGCCCGTACTTGTCCATCAGTTCGAGATAGGCGTCGGCGCCCTTCCGTCCTTCCGCGAACCGGAAGGTGCGCTGCTCGTTCTTGAACACGGTCGAAGGCCCAGCGCGCGAGGACATATCCTTGCGAATGTCATCGCTCGCGCGCTGCAAAACCTTATCGCGCTCGGCCCCGGCGACGAATTTTCCGGTGTCCTGGTCGAACACCTTGAGCGCGCCGCTGTCGATATGGCGTTGCAGGTCAGCCTTGAACTCGCCCTCGCCAAATCTGTTGACGCGCTTGCTCTCCCAAAACTGCGGCAGGCGCCAATCTTCGGCCAACTCGAAAATCTTGCCGAGGTCTTTGGCCTTCTGCGTCGCCCATTCGGTCGCGTCTTTCCAGCCCTTGGCGGCGTGCGCGGCCACCGTATCGCCGGTCTGCTCGCCAAACATCTCACGAACCATGTTGCGAACGCCGGTCTTGTCCTGCTTCAAACCCGCCATCGTGGAGCGATAGGCCGCATCCGCCTCGTGCATCTTGGCGGCGATCGTCGGCTGATACATTTCCTTTTCGAGCGAAGACACATTCTCGCGGTTCGCCATCGCGGCATTGCGGGTGTCGCGGTCATAGAGCGCCATGAACCCAGCGATCGGCCCGTTCGGATGCGCGTCGATGCGCTCGCTATTCTCGATCCAATGGTTGACGCGGCGCGCCAGTTCCATCTTCTTCGCCTTGGCCTGCGCTTCCAGGCGCTTCGCCAGTTCGACGGAGGCCGCCGCTTCCGCCGCCGGCTTGTCCATGTTGCGGAACAGGTCTTCGTTCAGGATGCGATTGTAGAGCGCGCGGGCGTCATCGGCCTGCTGCTTGGTCAGTTTCCCGGCGTTCGCGAGGCGCGCGATGCATGGCTCGATCGACATTATTCAGCCGCTTCCGTGAGGGACATGGGCGTGTTGCAGGCGTTCAGTTCCTTCGATAGCGCCAAGTCGCCGTCGATCTTGTGCAGTTCGGCGTCGGCAAAGCCCAGCGTCGTGTTGCCTTCGGCGTCCGTGACCGGCACGCGGTTCTTGCCCTGCGCGATATTGCGCTCAAGATCGGCGTTCATCGCCTCTTGCACTTTCGGATCATCGACGGCGTGAAGCAAGTCTTTTTCCGGCGTGGCGAACCGGGCAAGCGCCGCCTCGCGCGCATCCGATTTGGAGACGACGGCGGAAAGCGCCTCCTTCGCCGTGACGGGCGCCGCGCCGAACATATCGGTTCCCTTGGCCGCGCTCTCGGTCATTTCCCGCGCGAAGCCGGAAAGGTTTTCGCCCATTGCGGTTTTCGACAGGAACCGCTTGAGGTCGCCATCCTCCGTCCGCTTGAAGAACAGACGAGCGGCGAGTTGCGACGTGTCGCTGTGGAAGAAATCCCCCTGCGCCAGCAGTTTCCCGACCGGCTCGCCTTCGTCGCGGGCGCGCATGATCGTCTTGACCGCGCGCATCACATCGTCGGTCACGTCATGCGATGACGGGATTTCGCCGCGCGTCACGGCCTCGCGGAACTTGATCCAGTCGCCTGAGCTGTCCACCAGGGCCGAGGCGATCGACTTGATGTTGCTGTCGGCATGGTCGAAGGCGCGCGACACGACGCCGGGGTCGCCATAGGCGCGCGCCACCATCGCGGCTTTGATCCGCTGCACGCCCGCCGCCGACAGATCGCCGTTCGCGGTCAGCATGCCGCCGCGCTCGCCCGGCGGCAGCTTATTGGCGAAAGCGCGTGCGAAATCCCGGTTCGACGCCTTGAGAACGTCGCCGCCGCGGTAATATTGCGTCACGTCGCCGTTCAGATGGCGTGCATCCGACAAGGCCTGCTCAGCCGTGGACATGCGCAGCGAGGCCGAGCCGTTGGCGGCATGGGCGAAGTCCGCGCGCGCCGTCTGGTCCATTTGCGTCACGCGCCGCGCGACCAGCACCGGCTCTTTCATGCCGGCTGTGTCGAAGCCTGACCGCTCAAGGAACGCTTTGTAGGCTGCCGCGTCATCCGACGGATAGGCCATGCGGACAGCCATCGCGCGCCCGTTGCCGCTCTCGACGACATTATCAGGCCCAACGATCGGGGCGCCGGAATTAGCCTCGACGCTTGGCCCGAGCCTTTCCGGCTCAAGGTTCTGCGCGATCGAATAGACCTGCTCGCGCGCTGGGACGCCGCCACGATTGCGGGGCTGCAACTCAGGCGGGTAATCCGGGTTGACGTTGAAATTCGTGTCGTGTGACGTGACGAGGTCGCGCGCTTCCGCGAGTTCATATTTCACATCGACGGCGCGATTGCCGACGAAGGAGCGGCCGGGGGTCGACATGGCGGCCGGGGCTGGCGCTTTCGGCTCGGCCGGGAATACTTGCCCGGTGCGGGCACCAAGTTCAGCCTGCGCCGACGCGGGCAATGCCGCATCCTGACCGCGCAGAAGCTGGCCCTCGATCGTCTGCACCGCTTCCGAATGCGCCGCCGCGCCGGTCGCGCCAGTCCTAAAGGGGTTGTTGGCGGTGATATCCTCCTGCCGCTCAGCCACAATGCCGGCGTCGCGCGCCGCCGTGGGGAGTGTCGCGGCGACTTCCGGCGCCTTGTCCGTCAGGTTGCGCCATATCGCCCCGGCGGTCTTGCCGATCAGCCGCCCGGCGAGGTCGAGGCCGACGCCGCCCGCCGCCGCCCCGGCAACATTCTCAGCCGCGCGACCGAAGCCATAGTTCGGGTCCACGTCCGATTTATAGCTGGCAGTCGCCGCCTCCTGCACCGCCTGCTGCGCGGCCATGCTGGCGCCGGTCATCAGCGCCGACTTGAGCAAGCCGCCTTCCGGGATCGTCGTCATCGCGGCGATGTTCAGGCCGGCCGTGAGCGGATCGGAGAATTGCGCGCCGAGTCCAGCCGCCATTTCCGCGCCGCCCGTGCCGAAATCCTGCATCCCCTGCGCAAGCCGCGCCTGGTCCTGCGTCGCCTTGCGCGCCTTGGCGATGCCCAATTCGT